AACTTATTGTTGTTTGTGTTTTATCAGGCACTGTATAAAGCACAGTTGTTGTAGTAGCTGCTGGGTCTAACTGTCCTAATACTTTTAAACTATCAGCCATGTTTTACACCCATTAATAAAAATTGATGTTTGCGTATGGCTTTGCTAACACCTGATTGTTGCATTGTTTTTAATGTTCCTATTTCAGAGTTAATATCTTGAAATGCTTGTTCAATAGTTCTTCTTGTAACTGTTTCATTAACTTCATCATATTCTATATTAGCAATAGGTAGTGGTATTGTTGATTTTTCTGCCATTATCGTTTGCCATCCTGTCTAAGTTCTAATCTTAAATCTCCTAATCGCCATCCAAAGTTATCTGCTGTATTTTCTATTCTGATAGCACTTTGCCTGCTTCTTGCTCTAGTATTTGTAAATGTAGAGTTAGGAGTAACAGCAACTGTTTGTAATGTAGATAAACTTTGTAGTGGATAATCTCTACCTTTAATTACAAAATTTACAGTATTAGCTGTATCATCTGATCCTCTGTATTCAAGGTCTGGTATAAGTTTAGATATAAACATAAAATTTTCACCATCAGGGTCTAAATCAAAATCTGATGATTCTATAAATGCTGTAAATGAAGAACCATCTGCACTATGACCTGTTTCGTGATTATATAAATAATTATTATCTGTAGTATCTAACTTACCAGTAGCTATAGGATTATCTAATATATATGCTGGATTCCAAGCTGTTCTAGTAAAGCCATCATTAGTTGTACCTATAGTCCAAGATTGTTCTAAATAATTGTATGTAATATATTTATCTACTTCAGTAGAGCTAGCACTAGGATAGAACCATATAATTTCATTATGTTGTGGTATTGATGCAGCAAATACTTTAAAAGATTGAGAATAATTAAAATCATCAAATATATGATCTAAAACAGAACATGGTAATCTTTGAGCAGAACCTGCATATTGATAAAAGGCTCCATTATCCATAAAGAAGACTGTATTACCACCTGTTGCCATAGCATTAGGTGATATTAAAGACATACCAGTTGCTACTTCATTAAAACTAAATATAAAAGGTGCTCCAACAAAACGCATTGAAACTATACCTGCATCTGTCCAAATAAGTATTTCTTGTCTTGTTTGCATAGCTCCTATTATTGTAGAGCCTGTAGAAAGTTGTACACCACCTGCTGAATTAGTTGCTGTAGGTGTCCAATCTACTGCACTTTCTGCATCAGAAAAACGTACTAATAGTGGGTCAATTGTTGAAGAACCTATAGGATTGCATCCAAATGCAATAACATGACGATCAATATCTGACATCATTATTTGAAATACTGATGTTGGCACATTACTAGCACCTGCTCTACTACTGGCTGCTACTGCTCTTGTTCCAACTCCAGATGATTCATCCCAATAAAATATTGTTCCATTTCTAGGTGCTGCAATAGTATCATCTCCAAAACTATCTAAACTCCATAATCTAAGCTGATTTGTTAATGATAAAGCTGGAGATTCACCCCATGTTCCATCACTCCATGCTCCTGAACCAAATCCACTATAAGGAACATAAACATCTAATCCAATATTTAATTGATAAGCAACAACTGTACTAGAACCACCATTACCAGTATCTGATGAGTTTGCTGTTATTTCACTACCACTAGAATTTTTTGCTTCTATTGTGTAAGAGTTAGTATTAACAATCGTATCTATTTCATATTCTTGATTAAGTATTGAAGCAGTTATATTGCCTCCTAAAGATACTGCATCACTAAAAGTTATAAAATCTCCTTTTACTGCACCATGTCCATTTTCAGTTACTGTTATTGTTGCATCACCATTAGATGCAGAAAAAGTTGCATCACCTGCACTTGTTGTTAATCTGATTGGTGTTATATCGTTAAAGGTTGTACCTTCTTGTGCATATAATTTTTTGTGTGTTCCTAAAATATTATATTGTGATTGATTAGCAGTTTTGTAAGAACTAATTTTTCTACAAGTACCTATAAATGTATTATTAGAATTTTTTTCCCAACCGCCTATTCTTTCAGGTCTACCTTTTCTAAATCTTATTTTATCTGCATCAAACCAACCACCTTCATTAGAGTAGTTTGTTCCTTCTTTATTTATGCCTGGTTTAAATACAAATTTAGAAAATGGCATCTATACCTCTGTCCAATCTTTACCTTGAAATAAAAGTGCTTCTGCTTCTCTTCTTCTAACAAGACCTTCTAATACTTTGCCACCTGCTTTGTTCCACCTTTTGATTTGTGCAGGGACTCCAGCATAATCGCCAGAATTGAGGACTTTCAACATAGTTGAAGAAGTGAGATTACCATTACCGAGATTATACACCCAACTGACAAGTGCATCAAACTGATTTTGAGATAGTGGAACGGTTACAGCTGTATTCACATAGTTTTCGTACTCCTCCATCTCGACCTCTAGCATATGGTCTGCATGGGACTCCGACCATTGGTCACCAGGCTGTACATCTTTTGTATGTCCATATCCTATTGTCCACACACCAGCTGCACACTGATAAGCCTCTAGTTCTAGTCCTTCAAAATGCTTAATTAAATTTAAACCATACTCGCTTATTTTCATATATTCTCCTAAGGTGGGGGTTTTCACTCGTGAGAAACACCCCCTAAAACTTTCTGACAGTATTAAGATAGGACGACTATGCTTTGAGCCATCACACCTCCGAATGCTGTAATGATTAGTATATTCAATACTGCATCGCAGAGTGAACCGTCCTCACATATACTATCACGAACTTTCAAAGCTAATGCTTTCATTTATTTTATCTCCAAGATTTTCCTCTTAGAATTTGGAGTTCGTGACAGAGTGATTGTCAGTAATCCGTCTTGTAGATTTACTTCATCTACTTGTAAGTCAGCGTTAAGAATAAATCTTCGTTCAAAAGACTTTAGACTTAATCCTTGATGAACAAAGCGTTCATCTCCGACTAGTTTATGTTCTTTCTTACCCTTTAGTTGGAGTTCTTCGCCATCAGCGATTATCTCCAGTTCTTCTTTCTTCCAACCTGGCACAGCAATCTCTATACGATAATTGCCTGTACTTTCGATTATATTATATCTAGGATAACTTGTCTCCGTGTAATGTGGGAGAGTTGGCATATCCAAACCAAGCCAAAATTTACTTAAATCAATACTCATTATTTTTCTCCATAATTCCTTTTCAGTAAATACTCACATTGCCTTACGGTCAATGCACCAAAATGCAAGTGAAACCTATCACTTACATACTAATTATACTAAATTTTTAACCTGATGTCAAGAACTATTTTTCGAAGTCATCGAATTTTAGTATTCCTTCTTCTTCCAAATAGTCTATCGTGCCTCGTATTCCTACTTGCTTTCCCCACATGTAGGCAACACCACACATCATAATTAAAAATAGTAAATAACTTATATCATTTTCATTCATAGATAATATTATAGCAACTTTGCAACCAAAAGTCAAGAACAAAATTATAGTTAACCAAAAATAGTTCTTGACAACATCTCAAAATGCGTATATAATATATTATATGAAAAAATCAATAATAAGAACAGGACTATGGATTTATAACTGTTGGAATGTAGTTATGGACGACAGACACAATCCGTTAAAGTATATACCTGACCCATCACTACGCATGTATTTTACACTTGTGTTATTTACTATGTGGTCTGTATACTTCGGAGTTGTGGCTACAACCTATATGGGTTGGTTTAATTACAATACTATACTTAGTATTATCATTCACTTTGCAGTGCTTATACCTCTAATGTTTACTTGGGCAACTTTTGAAGATGCAAAGAGAGATGGACATAGATGGTATTCGAAAGCAGTCTATGACGAAGAAAAAAGACAGTTCTGGAAAAATAGACCGAGTATAAAAAATCAAGCAAATATAATTAAATGGGACATAGATAAGGAAGCATAATGACACGACATGAAGTTAAAAGTTTTATAGGCACAGTCAATAAAATCAAACAATGGCATATCGACCGCAACCTCATTGATGGCTCAACTCAGAAAGACCAAGTCATGAAGTTAATTCAAGAAGTTGGTGAACTTTCTGATAGCGTATGTAAACAACAGGACATTCGAGACGATGTAGGCGATATCATGGTTATACTGATAAATATAGTTGAAAGGGCAGGTATCTCACTAGACGAATGTCTTGATGTTGCATATGACGACATCAAAGACCGTAAGGGCAGAATGGTTGACGGAATTTTTGTTAAAGATGAGTAGAAGTTGGACGCAGGAAGAAAAGGATTATCTCAAAAGACATTACAATGTAAAGTCAACAGAAGATATCGCAACTATACTGGACAGAAGTCCGTCACAAATCGCCTCACAGGTATACTATCTACGGAAACGAGGTTGGACTTTTCACAGGAGGTCAGATGCCAAGAGTTGAGATAAAAGGTATGAGTTTTGAAAAAGGACTGCGTATCTTTAGGAAGAAAGTCGAAAATGCAGGGATAAAAGACCGAATACGAGAGAAGGAATTTTATGTGAAACCATCAACCATTAAGAATGACAAGAACAATTATACGAAACGAAAACGCAAAAAAGACATTGAGAAGGCAAAGCAACTCGAATTTAGAAGAAAGATAGCAATGAAAACTAAAGGTCTTTGAAAATTTGTTGGTCAATATCACACTATAAAACAAGTCAAAATGAAACTACAAAATATTTTTTCGTATCTGATGTGCGTTCCTGCACACGATTACATATACCAACCAAAAACAGTTCTTGCTTTATGATAAAAGTTATGGTATAATATTATTATAAATTAATGAAGTTAATCAACACAAACCACTAACCGCAGTCGCTTATCTAAACTGATGCTGAAAGCCGAATGAAGCGTAGCGAGAATGAGGCGTGCATCTAATCAGATAATGATAGACTGCTAATTTGTGTAAACATCATAACCAAATGAACTCTAATATCCCTGCAACGGGGACTTTTTCTAAAGAGTAAATTCCAACTAAACAACCAATTACTAAAAATTCGTCCACAATTCCCACAACTTGTGCCAATTCAAAATTTTTTAACCACGAAAAAAGAGGCAATGAAGCCCCTTAATTTTCTTTGTTTTTGGAAGTTATCCCCTAGTTAGAACCAGCTATCTTTGCTTCTAGGTGTGTTTGGGTCTTGTATCATTCTTATAGATTGAACTGGTACTCTTTTTCTTGTGCCATCTTCAAATCTTAGTCGTGCTTCAAAACCCGTTAGGGCTTCGACAGTTCCCATGACTTGCACTAGGTGTTTCTTTCCTTTTTCATCTCGATATACTGCTAGTCGCATATTGCTTTCTCCAAATTCTTCAATGCAGTTTTAGGACTCTTCTCTAACCCCGCTAGGGCTGTGGTATCAAGACCTAAGTTGTCTGCTAGATTTTCTACTATTTCCATTTTTGTTATTGGTTTCTCACCTGCTTTCGTTAGGTATTCAGTCTTTTTATATACTCCTTCCCTACTTAGCTTACCTATGATAGATTTCACACTCTTATTATATTCTTTTGCTAGAAGCTCTACTGTTTCTCTACTAGGAAAAGCTATATAAACTGACTTCATATAATCTACCTGTTCTTCAGTATAGTTTACTGCCATAATCTGTTCTCCCATTTTTCAATTAGTTTTATTACTCTATAAGTAGACCAACCCCATTCTTCAGCTGCAATGTGTATTGCCTCCTCTTTTCCGTGTTCTAGTTCCCACTCCATGAATTGGTCTTCCATTTTCTCATAATTCATTACCAAATCTCTCCCAACTATCTACTAGCCTTTGACCAGTCATCTGGCTTGGAACAATCTCTTGACCATTCCTAGTTATTCTACCATCATTATAGGTGATATCAGTAACACTTTTATGTTTAACCTTGTGTGGTTCTGGTTCATAATACATACTATTTATTCTATGAATGTGTATGTCCCTTATTTTACTTGCCCACTCTTCAGCTGCTAACTGTTTAGCTCGTTTTATTACTCGTTCTGTGTATTCTGTCATCACACCACCTTACTTAGAATTATTACTTGCATTATTAGAACTAGCACTGGAACGATTGTTCTTACTAACTCTAGTGAGTGTTTCATCATGCTGATGTCTTTCTCTATACGCTTTAGTTTCTTCTTAGTCATGTCTGACC